GGCTAGTATTTATAGTAATATTTTGGCTGCTTGGCGCAATCTTTTTTGTTGTAGATGACGTAATAAAAAAAGCAGAGGCCGATGCTGGCGAATTTTTATCTAATATGTATGGCGGACATGTTCCCGGCGCCTTCCAGGTCCAGATAGAAGGTAGCGATGAGAAGATATATTTGGTTGGCTGTGGAAGTGAAATATGCGCGGGCTTGTCAGCAAAGACTCAGCAGCCAGTCTATCTGTCCTCGTCGCTAGACAAGATCACAGCGAGGGGCGTAGGCCTCGGGAAAAAGGCCAGCGTTGTGGTGTTCCAGAAGGATGCCGTGCGGGGCGATCACTTGACGATGGACAAGCTCGCAATACGGGATGTCCCTGCATCGCGAGCGCCGTCTGACGCGTTACGCGCAGAAGACATAGAAAAATATATCGGACGCACACTTGCATACGATATGAAGCGCGGCGTCGGAATTGGTCTTGCGAACCTAGCGCCCCAATCACCACGACCAGGGACCCACTAGACCAGCGACTTGATCGCCCATCTTGGGGGAACGTGCACACGTTCGCACAGAAGCGTGGGGCGTGCAAGGTTGCCTAGGACTTCGCTAGGTTGGTCAGGCTTCGAAGCAATCTTGTCTGGCTTTTAACCTTAGGGGTTGCCTTTGTCTCAATAGAGTGCCAAGGTAAGAAGGTCTTTGGTCTTTCAGGCTACACGGTGGGGGTGCCATGAAGCTCTTAAAAATCTTTCCAGCAGCGGCCTTCTTGTTGGGTTCAGTGGCCACGTCGAGTGCGTTGGCTCATGATCATTGCGACATCAAGTCGTGGGGGCCATTAACGTCAAGTTCTGTCCTCCCAAGTCTTCCATATTCTGTGGCCGCTGGTAAAGATGCGTTTGCGATTTTCTTTCAACCAATGCTAAATGATCCGCCGTCGCCAGGATCAAGCCTATGCAAGTATGAAATATCAGATGTGACTCAGGTCTCAGTGGTCTTCACCTTTACCGGCGTCCTCAAAGTTAGGGACGTATCTTTTGGTGGGCTGACTTCCGGGGTGACGATAGAGCCAGACTCTCCCATCTCTTTTGTCAGTGGTGTAGCTCAAACTTTTCAGCTGGAGCCGCACGGCGGCACTGATCCTGCCGCGCCAGGTCCATCGAATCAATCCATGCCCAGCAATCTCTATGAGGTTACGCTGCAAGGCTTCGATGTTCGATCCGACTTCACAATTACGTCAGCTAGCATCTCCTTGTCTGGGCATCACTATTACCTTCCAGTGCCTGTGCCTGAGCCAGATTCCTACGCATTTGCATTGGCGGGGCTGCTAGTTGCGGGTATTTCTGCGCGGAGTGCTGGGCGGCGGAGGCCGGAATGGCTGAAATTGGTGAGAGGCCCGCGAAGGGCGTGCTACCTGCGTAAATTGCCAACCACCTGACTCGCTAGCACGATGGCTTCCAGAAGCTCGGCAGCAGTCATTCCAGAGTCGCACGCGAGTTCACCATCAAGCACTCGGGCCAAGACATCCATGGCGCGGGCACCAACTAGGTACTGAGCGGCTGATATGACGCTTCCTCCGCCAAAGTGGCGGGCCAACTCTTTGGCCGCTTGTTTTGCCGCCGCCTCCTTGGCTTCCTTGGTCTCCGCCTCTGCAAACGTGAGAAGTGCAATGGCGTAGAGCATCGTCTTCACTCGCTCCGCTTCCAGCTTGCTTGCTGCCGCTACGTTGTAGGGCAGGTAACCGAGCAGGGCGGGGCGCTGGGTCTCGGAAAACATTTTGAAGTGCTCTGGTTGATCCAGGCTGACCTCGGTGACGATCACGGCGCGGCTGCGAGCTTCAGATGCAACCCCTGCTGCAGTGGTTGCTGAATCGGCATCGCTCCAGGTCAGGAGTGGTACTGGCTTGGTGCCTACAGCAGCCCACCGACCTGTGACGTTCAAGCTTCGCATTTGCCTCAGACCATGCATTGCTTGTACGTATGCGGCTTGAGCGTGGTCAGCAAGTGTGAGAACGAAGGTCCGTTCGTGCATGGGTGGAATGGTCATGGCGGTACGTGACGTGAATCCAACGTCGAGGCCGTGTCGAGGTCTTGCGCCGGATTGTGGCTTGCTTCAGTTAGGCGCCTCATTGTCACTGGTTGATGCATAGGCCGGCACGCACGACCGTATGCCTCCTTATGGGCCATATGCCGAAGTCATGACGAGTGCTACCTTTGATGCTTGATCCATCAAACACGTAAGAGAGAAGCTATGTCAGTCGAAAGCCCAAACCGAGTTGTAGTTGCCGACGTGCACATGCCGTTTTGGTCCATGGTGGTCTTCATGGTGAAGTGGGCGTTCGCAGCGATCCCTGCGATGATCATCCTGGCTCTTGCTGGTGTTCTCATCGCTGCTGTTCTGGGAGGCTTCTCCGGGGGCGCAGGGCAGGCATGGCACAAGTCAAGTGCGGTAGACCTTGAACCAGAGCCATACACTGTCCAATCCACCCTGAATACGCCTGTCGTTTCGATGACAAACGTTCCGAAGTTCGCAGAGCGATGCAAAGGCAGTCCCGAACTGGCGAAGTGCGTTGCACTTGAAAAGCGCCTTGCTGAGGAGACCCCTGAACAGCGTAGGGCTCGCCAGGCAGAACTTGAGGCAGGGCGTAAGGCTGCGTTAGCACAGGTCAGGTGATTGCTCAATTTTCCCTGCCGTAAGGGAGGTGCACGACAAGCCTGACGAACTCCCGTTTCAATAGCTCGTGGCTATTGAGCGCAAGGGAAGTGCGCGGAAATCGTTCGGAAATAAAGAGGCTTCCAAGCCCATGACCCGGCTAGGATTGATTGCCTATTGATGCTTCGTCGCGGTCTTAGGTTTCGAAACCGCGCGGAAATTCTTGGAGGCCATAGCCGTCGCTCCAAGAGTGGCGCAGCCGTTTAGACCTTCAGCGCGTCAATGAGGACTTTGCGGATGCTTGGTTCCGCGCTCTCAAAGCCCTTAGTGAGAAAGGACTTTTCGGCCGATAGCCTGTGGAAGTCTTGAGGATTGTTCGGGTCGTGAACGGGTAGGGCGTACTCGGCGGTGTACGTTGCGACTCCCTTGATTTTGTCGCCCTCAGCCTTGATGTCAAAGTTGAGCGAATTGAGCAAGGTCCCAGTGTCAATGGGTGTCATCACTGCGGATTCGCTGGTGCCTAAGACCATGGCTTGCGCCATGCCCTTGATGGCACGGTGATTGACATCGGTGATGAAAGCGCTGAAGCGGTTTGTGATTCTCTTGGCCATCATTGCCCACGCTTCCCGTAGAAGTGCTCAAGTCCGGCGTAGATGGGCGCACCATCCTTGCCCGTGATCTCTGTGCGGTCCACATACAACCCTGCCGCCTTGCCTCGTGCTATCTCCGCCTGAATGGCTGGCCCGAACTTCTGCGCCTCTTCGGCCAGGTCACGCAAGCGCTTAAGGTCGTTCAGGTGCCTTGCTAGGGTAACTTGCGCTTGTTCCACGGCGGGGGCGCGGAGCGCGTCAATCCTCGCTGTGATCTCGCTTCGCTTCAAAAGCCCGTGGGCGTTGTTTGCCACGGTCTCGGGCTTCATCTTGCCGGTGCTGTATGCGCGCCTGTAAGCCTCGCTCGCATTGCCCGTCTCGATGTAGGCCAGACAAAAGCCATCCTGCTTCTGGGTCAGCATCACGCCTCCACGGCCGCAAACATGTTGTCAGCCATGGCCCGCGATTCCTCGGCAAGAGTCAAAGCGGCCAATTGATCACTTATCGACAACTGACGAAGCGCCGTATCGGCTGCAACTGTTTGATTCGCAATGGTTTTTGCGGTTTCTATCCGACCACTAATACGCTTCTGAATGGCAGCCTTGGATACGCCATAGGCTTTTGCATCCGCTGCGAGGTTTTGCGCAGTTATTTGGGAAGCTATTGGCAGTTCCGTCAAAGCTCTTTCCGCTGCAACTATTTGATTTGCAACGTCTTTTATGTTGTCTGTGGGCGAAAGTTTCCGTTGCCTGATGAAGGTGGGTGTTAGCCCAACATCCTTGGCGATGGCTGATGGCGGCTCACCTGAGGGGGGGCGCCTGTCCACCTCCTGCCATTGCTTGTCCGCCAGCTTATGCGCAACGTTTTGCACTTTTTGCGAAACTTGCGAAACGCGCCTAGTGATCTGGGAAGTATGAGCGGCAAGCTCTCTAGCTAGGTCGCCAGCTTTCTCCCCCTCAGACAGGCGGCGCTCAATGTCGGCACATTGCCGAGGGTTCAGTTTTGAAGGGCGCCCCATTACGCCTCCACCGCCTCAGCCTTATCCAAGCTCCCGCGCATCTTGAATTCCTGCTTTGGCGGGCGGGGAACGATCTGGCGAGCACGGCGGGCGGCTTCCTTGGCCTGCCATTCGGGGGTGTCGAGGTAGTGAATTTTTCGCACAGACACGCGGTCGCCATCTCTGGTGATGAGGAGATGGCGACAGTCTTGGATTCGAAGGGATGTCGCTTCCTCCCGCTGGCTTCGATTGCCGAACAGCTTCAGCGGTCCCATGTGCCTAGACATTGCCGCGAGGTCGAACACCGAAGAAAAGCCTTTGGTCTTCGGCAAAGGCTGGCCTGCCGCCAGCACCACCTTATGAATCGATGGCGGCTCTTCGTCTTCAAGCTCGATGTCTGCGCACGTCATGCAAGCGATGTTAGGGACCACGAAATGCGGGTATCCGCCTGCGTGGGAGCCGTTCAATACACGCCTGCAGGAGATTGATTTGATTCGAATGGCACGTACTGCACTGTTCGGCGGTTGCTGGTGGTCGTGTACTGCTGAGCCTCTCGGTTGAACCACAGCCACACCTTGCGGTGCTGTGTCTCCCCGTTGCGTTGCTTGTGCAGTTCAAGCAAGGCGTCGGGCTTGTCGTCCTGCTCGTCGGTCTCTTCCTTGCGGGCAGACCAGACGCTGAACACGTTGTCTGCTGCGTCGGTGATGCGCGATGAGCCAGATACATCCAGCTTGCCAGGTGCCTTGGATTCGTCGCTGGCCTTACGCGGATGGGCGATCAGATGCAGATGCGCGCCGTGCTGCTTGGCAAATGCCGTGATCTTTTGAATCGCCGCCTTCTGCGCGCTGAAAGCGCCTGGCCCGTCTTCGGGTACATCGGTCATCATCAGGCTGTCGATCACGAAGTGACGGATGCCGTAGCGCTTGGCGCCATAGCGGAACACTTCGAGCAGGCGATCCACGGTGGCGTTGCCTGTTACGGCAAACACCCACATGCGATCACGCACCCATGAGCCGACGGCGTCGATGTAGGCCGGTGTCGGACGGTCGAGGCCGGTTGCTTGCTTGACCAGGCGCTTCAACTGGCGCACTGGTGCCATTTCGCCAGAGAACACGCAGCAGCGCTCGCCCTGATCCATCAGGCCTAGTAGCACTTGGTTGTTCATCAGGCTTTTGCCGTGGCCATTGATGCCCGTCCACACGCTGTACTCGCCCGGGCGGAACTCGAACCAGTCAAAGCAGGTGCGGCCGATCTTCAGCAGTGGGTCAGGCGTTGCCGACTGATCCGGGTAGAACATCGCTTTGACCTGGCTGGTGTAGTCGGCCAAGCTCACCAGCTCGTCAGGGTCCAGTGCTTTGCCGTGCATCAATGCTTCACGGAAGTCGGCAGGCTCCCAACCGTTTTGCAGCGCCTCGTTCGCGTCCTTGTGGCCTTGGAAGGTGACCAACTTGCAACGCTCGATGCCCAGACGGTTGGCAACTTCCTTGGCGCCCTTCTGTCCAGCGGCGTCGTCATCGAAGCAAATCAGGATTTCGCTGAAGCGCTCCAAACG